AAAGCTGCTGTTGACGAAATACTCAAGGCTAAAGCAAAGGCAGAAACAGGAAACAAATTTTGGCTTAATTGGTATAATGTCTACGGTCTTGGTTTACAGGGAAAATTATCTGGTGCAATATATGAGAACTGGGAACTAGGCAAGTTTCAAACTATAGGCAAAACTGTACTAGGTCAAGACTTTGGATTTTCAAACGACCCTTCTACCCTTTTAAAAACTAACATAGATAAAAAGAACAAGATTATCTATGTCGAAGAATGCTTCTATCTAACTAAACTAACAGCAACCCAGTTAGGAGACTTAAACGCAAAGCACGCAGGCAAAGATTTAATTGTAGCCGATTCAGCAGACCCTAGATTAATAGATTCCCTTAAACAATATTGTAACATCGTTCCAGCAATTAAAGGGCAAGGCTCAATTGTATATGGTATTGCAATGATTCAAGATTACAAATTAGTTATTGACCCTGAAAGCAAGAACTTAATCAATGAGCTTAAAAACTATGTATGGTTGGAAAAGAAAAGCCAAACACCCATATCTAAATTCGACCATTTATTAGATGCACTTAGATATTCAGTATCGTATCAATTAGCTAATCCAAATTCAGGAGAATATCATATCTGGTAATACAAATTAAATGAAGCAGAAAAGAATAATAGGATTAGACTGGTTAAGCATTGTAGCTAAACAGCATGATGAATGGGTGGAGATAGTAAATGGCTTTGGGGAGTTTGATTATGCAGAAGACATTGTACAAACAAGCTACGAGGCACTAATACGATATGCAAGACCAGATAAGATAATTAACAATAACAAGGTTAATCGGGGCTATATGTATTTCACATTACGTTCAATGTATTTTCAATATTACAACGCAAAGAAGAAAGTAATAAAGATAATGATTGATGATGATGATACTTTTTTACAGTTAGCAGATGAAACCGATTTAGAAGAACACGAAGCATACAATAAGATTTGTTTGCTAGTAGATGAACTATCAGAAGATTGGTCATGGTACGATAGGAAGCTATTTAAGATATACTCAGATACAGGATTAAGCGTACGTAAGATAGCAGCTGAAACAAACATAAGCTGGGTAAGTATATACAACACATTAAAAAACTGCAAAAACGAAGTGAGGGATAAATTAAACGAAGATTATTTAGATTACAAAAACAAAGATTATGACAAAATTTAAAGGAGACAGAAGAACTAAACAAGGTAAAACAGATTACGAGCAATGGAAGAAAAACCATTCAGAAGCAAGTAAAGGATTGGGCGATTCGGTAGAGAGGTTCACCGAAAAAACAGGAATAAAAGCATTAGTGAAATTTGTTGCTGGTAGTGACTGTGGTTGTGATGAGCGTAAGGATATGCTAAATTATTTATTTCCTAAGCATCAACCAAACTGCTTAACAGAAAATGAATATAACTATCTAACTGAAAAGATACACTTGACAACAGTAAAACCAGAAGAACAAAAGGCACTACTTAAAATCTATAACAGGGTGTTTAATGAAAACAGACCATTAACAGGCTGTAACGGTTGCTTCTTTAGTGGAGTAATGAAAAAGCTACAAAGATTATTTAGAGAGTATTAAAATCAAAAACAGCAGGATTGTTAGAAGGGCTTCAGAAATGTAGCCCTTTTCATTTTATACAGTTTGACTGTTTTTTTATTGTTATAATATATGAAAGTTGAAATTCAAATACCGAGTAGCTTATCTGAAATAACTTTAGAGCAATATCAAAAGTTTACAAAGATAAATACAGATGAAAATCAAGATAGCAGTTTCTTGATGCATAAGACCGTTGAACTGTTTTGTAATCTTAATTTACAAGATATAGCAAAGATTAAATTTATATACGTTCAAGAAATACTAAACGATATAAATAACCTCTTTGAGCCAAAGCAAGATTTGATACCTACGTTTAATTTAAACGGTGTTGAATACGGACTAATTCCAGTCCTTGATGATATGACCCTTGGGGAGTATATTGATTTAGATGAAACGTTTACAGACTGGGACACCATGCACAAAGCAATGGCAGTTCTTTTTAGACCTGTTTCATTTAAAAAGGGCGATAGATACCAGATAGAAGATTACGAGGGCTTAGACAAAGCCGAATTGATGAAGCAAATGCCTCTGGATGTTGTCATGGGTTGTATGTTTTTTTTTTGGAGTTTAAACGAAGAACTACTGAAAACTACCCTGAACTATTTGAGTCAGGAAGTACCGAATCAGCTGACTACGGAACAGCTGAAAACTTTGGCAAAAAATGGGGATGGTTCAATAGCCTATGGAAATTATCTAACGCAAATGTTGAACGACTTGAACATATCACTAAACTAAACTTTCATGAATGCTTTATGTTTTTAGCATTTGAAAAAGAAAAAAACGAACTAGAAGCAAAACTAATTAAGAATAGATGACAGGATTTTACAACGTAACCAAGAAAATAAAAGATGCATTAGCTGCTGAGCCTTTTGTAAATACAGTAAGCTTTGGGAGCTTAGATGATATTGATTTAGATAAGCAAACCATCTTTCCATTATCTCATATCATTGTAAATAATTGTAGTGTCACATCTAATACAATGACATTTAATATTAGCATTCTCGCAATGGATATTGTAGATGAAAGCAAAGAAGAAGTTACAGACATATTTGTAGGCAATGATAACGAGCAGGATGTATTAAACACCCAGTTAGAAGTTATTAATAGAGTTATATCATTACTCCAAAGAGGGGATTTATATACTGACCTATTCCAAGTTGCAGGAGCTGTAAGCTGTGAGCCATTTGTAGACCGCTTCGAGAATAAATTAGCAGGCTGGGCTGCAAGCTTTGATGTGTTAGTACAAAACGATATGACCGTATGTTAAATAATACTAAAGAATCTTTAGAGAAGTTCAGGAGGTTTGTTGCACAACAATCTAGAAGCAGACTATCTAAGGCTGGTAAGAACGATTCTAAGGGACTTTATAAGAAACTTGATGGAGTTTTAAAGGTTAGCCCTAATTCGTTTCAATTAAGCTGGGATTTAGGATATGGTGAATTTATAGATAAAGGGGTAAGTGGAACTAAAAAAAAATACAACACTCCCTATAGCTACAAAGATAAGATGCCTCCAATTAAACCACTAGCTGATTGGGCAAAAAGAAAAGCAATTAGGTTAAGAGATGATAAAGGAAGGTTTCAAAAAGGAAATTATAAAACAATAGGATTTTTAATAGCAAGAAGCATACAGAAAAAAGGTTTAAAGCCTAGCCTATTTTTTACTAAGCCTTTTGAACAAGGGTTTAAAAAGCTACCAGATGAGCTACTAGAGGCATACGGATTAGATGTTGAAGAGTTCTTAAAATATACACTTAAACAACAAAGATAATGAGTACAAAGATAAACGCAAGAAGCCCGTTCTTTTTAGAGACTACAGCCCCAGCAGCGATTGCTAAAGTATTTGATTGTACTACTGCAAACCTTCTTAATTTTTCAGTATCAAGTTCTGGAGCTATAACTGAACCAAGTATTAGGGAGGGTAATATAATAGATAGAACCGTTACAAGCTTTGCAGCAAATACTTCAGGTAGTGCTATTGCAAGAAGCGTTACATACACAATACAGATACCTAGTGATTATTCTAATGCAAGTGATGGAACTCTAACCTGTGCTGTAAGCACTAACCAACTATCTCAAACACCTGCACAAAACCCAGATGACAACGATAATTGCCCAAGGTCTACAGGTACTATTCCAGCAATTACAGGATTAACATCCTCTGGAACTTCTGTAAATTTATCTTCTTACTTTACGGCTGGGACTGATGCAACTATAAGTAGATATGAAATTTTAGCAATAGGTTCTGCTGCAATTAGCACTTCAATTAGTGGAAGTACAGCTACTTTTTCAACTGGAAGCACCTGTGTAAGTGGAAGCTTTAGAGCAAGAGCTTTTAATAGTGTTGATTTATGTGTAGCTGATTCTTTACCCTTTTCAGTTTCTTCTGCTTGTTTAAAAACTTTAACCTGTACTACTACGGATGCTACCAATGATGCGGTTAATTTAATAGGTGGTGAAATTTCTGCTGCTGGTGTTATAACAAGACCGTCCTACTCAATAGCAAGTTTAAGCCATATAGAAGACTCTGGAAATAATACAATTACATCTGTGCCTGCAAACAATACTGGTTCACCTAAAAACGTAACCTTAACTTTTGTGTTTACAGTTACTGCTGGATATACAAACGCAGGAGCAGAATTAGAATGTGATAAACTATTTGTACAGCAACCTACATCAGCACCTTTAGTAAATCTAGAATGTTCGGATGTTTATTTCGATGGGTTTAGTATAACAAGTCAGGGAAATCTAATTTCTGGAACGGTTAGTTATTTAGGAACTGAAACTTCTGAGCCTACAAACGTAACAACAGAAGATGGGAGTTTTAAATATGATGTAGTCGCAAGCCCAACAACACGAACATTAAGTATAAGCTTTAGGATTTTAAACACAAAGTGGTTAAATTATAATACCATTAAAACCTGTCCACTTCCTTTAAACCAACCGCCCTCAGAAAACGCTTGTGATTTTGCTACAGGAAACTATGCAATATCAAACCAAAGTTTTACAGCTAAAAATGCCTTTTGTGATTCAGGTTCTACCTACTCAATATTAAGACAGGTAAACGGTACAATTGGTGTTGGTAATACTGTATGCTATTTAGGAACTCCTTTTAGTGGTAGTAATAAATGGTTTGCATATAACTCTGCTCAATCACAAAATGGAGCTGGAAATATTGGAAGCTCATTCGGTGTTATGCAAATAGATTCATCTGGCACAATATTATCTATAAGCACTGTAAACTGTCAAGGCGATACAGGTGGGGATATTCAATTTTAAAATATAAAAAATGGCTTTAAAAAGTGTTACAATAAATATATATATATACTCGGGAACGGAAGGAGTTTATTCTTCATCTGATTTAAAGTACACAATATCTAAAGACAGGATAAGCAGTAATAATAATATTGTTATAGAAATTGCTAACCTTGTTAGAGATTATTTAGATACCTCTTTTAATGATGATTATTTAGGTTCTGCAAAATGGGTTACAGTTTCAAAAACTTTATTTGATTCTGAAACAGGTTTAGAATATACTGGCGATAGAAGCCCTGTAACGGCTAATTATCTTGCGCTAGATGGTTATGGTTACTTTGAAGATTCAATTAACCCACAACTAAGCACAGCTGCTTTATATACGTCTAACAATATGTATTTGCCAGAGGGAACTGCTGGTAAGTTTCCAATCTTTGCTGAAGGGGTTGGTAAAGTTATTATTGATTCAGCTACAACGCAAATAACAGACAGCGGTAACTCAGGGCAAAAAATACAGTACGTTACAATTCCAGCAAATAGTTCTTCAATTAAGATTTATGCAATAGATGATAGTACACTTTTAAAAACAGTTACTGTTACAAATGTATGCGAGCCTAAGTACACCCCTTATAAAATTACATTCTTAAATAAGCTGGGTGCATTACAAGACTTGTGGTGTTTTAAAAAGACTACCGAAGCTCTTAATGTTACTGATGAAATGTACAGACGTAATAATATAAATACCTCTAGCTTATCCTACAATCTTTATTCAGGTCAACAACAAAGGCAAAATGTAAATGCTACAACCAGTATTGTTTTAAATACTGGATATGTAAAAGAAGATTTTAATAGTGCAATCGAAGAACTTTTTTTATCTGAAAACGCTTGGATTCTTTTTGAAGGAAACACTTTGCCAGTAATGGTAAAAAACAAATCATACACAACTAAAACTGTTTTAAATGATAAGCTAATAAATCATACTATAAACTTTGATTTTGCATTTAACAAGATAAATAATGTACGTTAATGATTCAACTACAATTATACATAGAGGGTGAGCAAGTCGAATTACACGATAACGAATCGGTTACCCTTACCCAAAGCCTACAAGATGTATTAGACTTACAGAAGATATTTACAGACTTTAGTAGAACCTTTAACGTGCCTGCTTCTAAGGTCAATAACAAGGTGTTTAAACATTTCTACAACCCTTCTATTCAGGGTTTTGATGCAAGGTCAAAAAAAGAAAGCAAACTATATTTAAACTACAAGCCTTTTAAAAGTGGTAAGATAAAATTGGAAAGTGTCCAGATGAAGGATAACAGCCCAATCAATTACCGTATTACTTTCTTTGGTAAAACAATAGAATTAACAGATGTATTAGGTAAAGATAAATTATCAAGTCTAACCAATATTACAGCCATATTAAAGTACGATGCTACTACTATTAAATCAAGAATGGTTAGCGGTTATGAACTTAGCTTTGGAACTACCACAGTAAGTGATGCAGTAATATATCCAATAGTTACCCACACAAATAGATTAGTATATAATTCAACCGATGACACCGCAGGGACTTATAACATTTCTGCAAACGGAAGCAATAATCATGGTTTACCAGTAAACGAATTAAAGCCTGCTGTAAGAATACACTTCCTTATAAAAGCGATAGAAGATAGATATGGTTTTAAATTTAGCACAGACTTTTTTAACGTTAACAATCCTGCTTACTACAACTTGTATTTATGGCTCAGTAAACAAAAAGGAAAGTTTGAGCAAGAAGATGGCAATAGACCAGCCCTTACAACGATAAGAAATGTTTTATCCATAGGCGGAGAAAATGAGTTAAAAAGAGGGTTTCAAGACCATCACTTTGTAAACAGAACAAGAAACAAGCCTAGGATTATTATCATTAAAGTACAAGCACCTGTAGGCACAAAATATACTTTAAAAATTGTTTCAAATGATTTTAGAAATCCATCACCATTTTATGAATCTACACAAACTGCAACTGGTGGAACTGATATTGTTATATCTCAAGAAGACAAGTTATTTTTAGAAACAGCTAGCGATAATACAAATACTTGGGAGGGTAACGCTCACGCAATAAGTATTATTACTAACACAGCTGCAACCTTTACAATGACTCAAACCGTTATAGAGTTTTCATCTATAACAGCTGAAGGTAATGGAATAGCACAGGCTACTAGAGTAGGAGAATATATACAGGATGTAGCTTATACAACTACTGTAATAAATGAAATGCCTGATATGGAAATTCTAACATTCCTTACAGGCTTATTTAAGGCTTTTAATCTGACCGCCTACTACGAAGATGACACTATCAACATACTACCCTTAGATAGCTTCTATGCAAGCTCTACAGAAACGTTTGATATAACCCAATACATAGACACTACAACGTCAGAAGTAAGTTCTGTACTGCCATATAATAGAATTGCTTTTGAATATGAGGGTAATGAAACCTTCTTTTCTGCTTTTCATAAGCAAATATTCGATTCTAAGTGGGGTTCTATATCTGAAACTGTAGAAGATGTACCAGAAGGAGAAGATTATATTATTAAACTACCCTTTGAGCATCAAAAATTTGAAAGGTTATTAGATTCAGGTGGCTCTGAAACACCTACCGTACAATGGGGATGGTCAGTAGATGATGGTCAAGAATCATATTTAGGTAAACCGTTCTTATTTTACGCTCATAAAATAACTAGTGGCACTCCAATAAACGTTTTAGACAGTCCTGCAGGGGCTAAAACAGCGCTTACTACGTATTTTATACCGAGTAATTTAGCAGACCCTACAACGGCTACAAGCCAATCAATACATTTTGGGCAAGAAGCAAATGAATTTACAGCAACTAATGCTAATAATTCTTTATTCAACACATACTACAAAAACTATATTACTGAATCTGTAAACTCATCTAGAAGACTATTTAGGTTTACTGCATTTTTACCCCTAAAAGTTATTCTAAACATAAAGCTGCAGGATAAGGTTATAATATTTAACGATTTGTACAAGATAAATAAGATTGTTACAAACTTTGAGAATGGTAAAACGCAACTAGAGTTATTAAACGAGGTAATAAACTTTGACGTAGAATTTGATGAAGTTATAGGTAGACTAGCAAAAACAGCTGATGTTACTTTAATTACTGCTGATACAACAAGAACAACTGCTGACGCAGGGGATAGAAGAATATAATTATGATAGAAAATATTTTACAAATGCTAGAGATAGCAAAACGGGAAAAGCAAATAGGGAAATTAACTCACATTGCATTGGGCAAAAACAAATATCCTGAATCAATAAGAGAAGCATACAAACAATTTAAAACGGAACTATGTCAATAGAAAAAATAATTGAACTTGAGGTAAGAGCTGACAAAGCCGAAAAAGATTTAGATGGTATTGCTAAAGGTGTTCAAAAAATAGATAAAAACCTTGAGGATGTAAAAGATTCATCTAACGTAGCAGCCAAAGGTATTAAGGGAATCGGTACGGCTTTAAAAGCTGCTGGTATTGGTTTGGCTATTGCAGCATTTAGCAAGCTTGTAGAGGTGTTTAATCAAAATCAAAAGGTAGCGGATGCCTTTAGTATAGTGTTTGAATCTTTAAGTTTAGCATTTAATGATTTCTTCAATTATATAGATAAAAATGCAGGCGGTGTAATAGATTATTTTAAAGCAATATTTGAAGACCCAAAACAAGCCTTAAAGGATTTTGCAGATGCTTTTAAGAAAAACATTCAAGAAAGGTTTGACAGTTATTTAGACACACTTGGTTATTTAGCAAGTGCAGTTAAAAAAGTATTTAGTGGAGATTTTGCTGGTGCTTTAGACGATGTTAAAAGTGCTGGTAAAGAAAGTTTAGATGTATTAACTGGCGTAAATAATAGTTTTGATAAAAGTACAGAGGCAATAAAAAATGTTGTAAAATCTACATCTGAATATATAAAGGAAAATGTAAAGGCTGCTAAGTCAAATGTAGACCTAACTAAATCGGCAGAGGTTGCAGCGGTTATGCAACAGGGGTTAGTTGAAAAGTACGACAGACAAGCAGAACTTCAAAGACAAATTAGAGATGATGAGTCTAAAAGTATTGAAGAACGTGTTGCAGCAAATACAAAGCTTGGAGAAATATTAGATGAACAAGAAGCGGCTATGTTATCTCAGGTGAATATACAGTTACAAGCAGCACAAGCACAATATGATAAAAACCAAAACCAAGAAAACTACATAGCTTTATTAGAAGCACAAAACGAAAAGGAAGGAGTGTTAGCTCAACTTGCAGGTTTTAGGTCAGAACAACTAACAAACATCAATTCATTAGAAAGAGAGCGTGTTGATTTAATAAAGGAAGCAACAGAAGCCGAATTAGATTTTTATGCAGCAGCAGCAGATGCGGCTATAAAATCAGAAGCAGATAAGAAAAAAACAAAAGAGGAAGCAACTAAGGCAGCAATAGAACAAGATAAAAAAGCTTTAGGAAGTATAGTGCAGCTTGCAGGCAAAGGTTCTGCAATAGGAAAAGCAGCAGCAGTTGCTCAGGTAACAACCGCAGGTATTGAAGGTGTACAGAACGCTTATAAAACAGCCCAAGCATCACCTATTACCGCTATTTTTCCTGCCTATCCAGTAATACAAGCAGGTTTAGCCGCAGCATTTGCAGGGGTACAATTAAAATCTATTCTCGCAACTAAAAAGCCAAGCTTATCGGGTAGCGGTGGTGGCGGTGGTTCAGCATCAGCTCCAAGAGTTCCAAAATCTACACCTCCTGCATTTAACGTTGTAGGAGCGAGCGAAACAAATCAACTAGCACAAGCAATTGGGCAAGACGAGAAACAGCCTATAAAAGCCTTTGTAGTGTCTAATGATGTAAGCGATGCACAGTCTTTAGATAGAAATATTATAGAAAGTGCTTCTATAGGATAAATAGAAGGCTAAGATTTATTAATTGATTTTTTTAATTGTGTTTCAACTAAATTATTAAAGCTTCGATTTTCAGTTTTAGCTTTTTGTTTTAAAGTCTTTAATAGTTCTGAGTCTAGTTTAAAAGTATAAGATTCTTTAGGCATAAGTAAATTCTTTTTTATTAATCATTTCTTTACAAGTTCCACAAGTTATAGCAGACCAACTAAAATGGTAAACTCTAGTTTTGCCTAAACATTGTGGGCAAGTTATTTCTTTTCCTTTTTGTCCTGCTCTAGTATATCTATTAACTTGTTTCATATGAATTTTTTAATCTATTTAATCTTTCGTTTTCATCTTCGCCTTGAATAGTATAATCACCCACTACACTACAAATTAATTCATGGTGTAAATCTGAAGCTCCATCTAGTTCTAAATCAAACTCTAAAAAAGTATCATATACTTCTTTTTGTAAAGATGGTTTTAAATCTCTCATTTCATGTCTGTACTCGTGATTCCAAAAATATTTCATATTGTTTCTTTTTAATTATACATCTAAGATACATCTTTTTTTATTAACCACATAATAAAATAACAAAAAAGGTAAAAAAGTATTGTTCTATTATGGACATAGTAGAATTATTTATAGACGAAGAAGATAAAATTTCTGGAATAGAGGCTGTATCGTTAGTTGAATCAGGTGCAATAGAAAGCGACTTTATCGCTTTAAAGAACCAAGAGTTCAAGTTTGCAGAAGTGAACAAAGAGAAGCGAATCCTTATGGGCGCAGCTCTAATTCCCTCTAAGCCAATTTATCGTATGAACAAAGATAATGAGTATTACATCTACTTTTCAAAAGAAACGGTACGTAAGGCTTCTGAACTATTCTTTATACGTGGCAATCAAAACAACTCAACACTAGAACATCAAACGCCCTTGACAGGATTAACTGCGGTTGAAAGTTGGATTGTGGAAGATGAGAAAGACAAGACAAGATTTTACGGTTTAGATGTACCTATAGGTACTTGGATGCTTTCAATGAAAGTTTTAAACGATGATGTATGGAATAATTACGTGAAAACTGGAAAGGTAAAAGGATTTTCTATTGAAGGCTATTTTGCTGACAAACTAGAAAGACCTAACGAACCTATTAAGCAATCAGCTGAATTAGAAGCAGAACAATTATTGTCAAAATTAAAAGATTTATTTAATGAGTGAATTTAATAAATACGCACCAAGCCCTAAAAACGATAAGCGCGCTTGTATTTGCAAAGATGGAAAGACTTATTCCAGAAAGTGCTGTGATGGTAGCTTTCAAGCTCAAGGCATTGGCAACATAACTAAAGACCCTTCTTGAAAATATAACAAACAAACCTAAAAACCATTGTAATAATATGAAACCAGACGTACAAAGAATATTCAACAAGTTAGCTAAAGAGAAAGAAAACAACATCGAGGTAAACCTTGAAAAAGTAGAGTTGGCAAGAAAGCCACAAAGCATACTAAAAGATATTGAAAAAGTGGATAGTGCTATAAATAAGCAAAAATCCAAAATAGACAAAGCTTATTTACAATATTTAAAAGTTTGGAAAGAATGGGATTCGTTTCTACAAGAATCAGATGATAAACTCACGAAGCTAAGATATACAGATATAAAGGAAGTTGGAAAACAACTAGAAGATTTAGGTGTAAAACCAAGTTCTGTACCTGACTACTCTAAAGCAAGTGATATTGCTAATAAAGCTTTAAATGACATTGACGGTCTTAAAAAAATGTACAAAAGACCAGAGTAAAAACACAACAAAGTAAATACTAATTTATTGTAATAATATGAAAGCAACCGAAATTTTAAACAAAGCAAAAGAACTTCTTTCCATAGAAACGGAAGAAGTCAAGTTAGCGCAAGCGACTTTAACCAACGGTACTGTTATCGAAGCAGAAGAATTTTCTGAAGGTAAAGAAGTATTTATTGTAACCGAAGATGAGCTAGTGCCGCTTCCTATTGGAGATTATGAGCTAGAAGATGGTCAAGTACTTATTGTAGCAGAAGAAGGTGTTATTGCATCTATTGGAGCAGCTGAAGAAGCACCAGAAGAAGAAGCACCAGCTGAAGAAGAAATAGAAGCAGCTGATGAAGAATTAGCATACGCTACTAAAGAAGATTTAGCAGAAGTGAAATCTATGATTGATGAAATCAAAGCAATGATTGAAAAGAAAGATGAATTATCAGTTGAAGAAACTGTGGAAAATATTGTAGATGAGTCTAAGGAAGAACTTTCTGAAGTTGAAAGAGTAAGCCACAACCCTGAAGCAAATGCAGATAAAGCGTTAAACCTTTATTCACAAAACCGAGGTACTACAACTTTAGATAGAGTACTCTCAAAAATAAACAACTTTAAAAACCAATAAAAAATGTCAACAAAAATTACAACAAGTAATGATGTGTTAAGAGCACGTTCTAAACAAATCACTTTAACAGATACTGGAAGCGTTTACGCAAACCAAGCTGGTGCAGAATTTAACATTGCAACCGATGCAAAAGTTATTACACTTCCTTTAATCTCAGCTGAGAATACTGGTATGGAATTTACTTTTCGTAACACAGGCGCAGACGGTAACAACACGATTACACTTTCTCCTGCTGCTGCTGATGCAATTGTAGGAACTATTGCTAACGCTGCTGCTGATTCAGTTGCAGGAGGTGTAGCAAATAAAGACATCGTAAATACAAAAGCTACTGCAAACCTAGGAGACTTTATAAAACTTACTGCATTAGCTCCTACAAAATGGGCAATTACTGCTGGAGTTGGAATCTGGGCTTCTGAAGCATAATAATTAATTAAACCAGATGGGAAATAGAGTACCATCTAAAAACAGAAAAAGACTAACTGAGTGTTCAGACTCAATTAGCCTTTGAATTGTAAATGAATTTGCGTCCGTTTACTTTTCAAATGTATGAAATTTATCATACAGAGCAATATAATCTAATTGCTTGGTTAGTTTTTTTCGTCAAAACAAAACGAAAATGAGTACAACTACATCAATTACAACAAGTTACCAAGGAGAAAAAGCGGCAGGTTATATATCTGCTAGTTTATTATCTGGAGCAACTTTAGACAACGGTTTAATTACTGTAAAACCAAACATTAAATTTAAAGAGATTCTTAAAAAAGTATCTTCTGATGACATCGTGAAAAACGCAAGCTGTGATTTTGACCCGACATCTACTTTAACATTAAGCGAAAGAACACTAGAACCTATTTATCAACAAGTGAATTTACAATTGTGTAAAAAAGATTTCCAAAATGATTGGGATGCGATTTCTATGGGCTATTCAGCTCACGATTCACTACCTCCTTCATTTGCAGATTTCTTAATAGGTCATGTTGCAGCTAAAGTAGCTCAAAGAACTGAGCAATCAATTTGGAATGGAGCAGCTGCTTCAGATGGACAGTTTGCAGGATTCAAAGAATTAATGTTAGCTGATGCTGATGTAACAGATATTGCTGCTGTTGGTGGTGGAATTACTGCTGCAAATGTAATTGCAGAATTAGGAAAGGTTGTAGATTCTATCAGTTCTACACTTTACACTTCTGAAGACATGTTAATTTATGTTTCTCAAAATGTTGCACGTTCTTACACAAGAGCGCTTGGTGGTTTCGTTGCAAACATTGGCGGTGCTGGTACAGATAACAAAGGTACACAATGGTACAATGGAGGCGGTCTTAGTTTTGATGGTGTAAAAATCGTTGTAGCAAATGGATTAGCTGACAACACAATTGTAGCAGCTGAAAAAAGCAACTTATATTTTGGCTGTGGCTTACTAAACGACACGCAAGAAGTTAAGGTTCTGGACATGAGCGATTTAGATGGCTCGCAGAATGTAAGGGTTGTTATGAGATTTTCGGCAGCTGTGAACTACGGATTAGGAAGTGAAATAGTTCTTTATAGCTAAACTACTTATAATCAAAATTAACCAAAGAGGGTAGGTGGTATAACTGCCTACCCTTTTTTAATAACAAGTAATTAATAATCAATTAGTTACATAAAAAATTTTAACAATTATGGCTTGTGATTTAACAAAAGGTCGAAAAGAACCGTGTTCCGATTCCGTTGGGGGTCTTCGCAAAATCTATTTTACTGACTTTGGAGACTTAGGAACAGTAACTAAAACAGATGATGAAATAACGGATTTATCAGGAACATTTACTGCTTTTGCTTATGAGCTTAAGGGTACATCTTCTTTTGAACAAGCAGTTACTTCATCTAGAGAAAACGGAACTACTTTCTTTGAACAAACGTTAAACGTTACTTTAAAGAAACTTACAAAAGAAGACCACAAAGAAATTAAATTACTGTGTTATAACAGACCGCATATTGCAGTTGAAACTAATAACGGTGAAGTATTTCTTATGGGCTTAGAATATGGAAGCGAAGTAACTGGCGGTACAATTGTAACTGGGGCTGCAATGGGCGATTTAAGCGGTTATACGCTTACATTTGTAGCTCAAGAAGTTGAACCAGCAAACTTTTTAGAAACTCCAACAGCAGCAGACCCATACGCAGGTATGGCAGCAGCTACTGTAACAATTACGCAGGGTACAAACTCTTAATAATTGACTACATTTTTAATAAAGGGGGCTTAATTGCCCCTTTTTTTATTGCATCCAATTAACAAAACGACCCTTTTTTTATTGTATATATATATGATAGTATTAGAAAGCTCAAATAGCGCTCAAACATTTAGTTTTATACCACGCTCCTACACTTCAGGAACTACTTACAATGTTATAATAACAAACGAATCTACAAACACTCAAGTATCAAATTTTACTACTACTTCGTTTGTTGCTCAAGATTACTATTACAATTACACAAATACGTTTTCCCTTATTCAAGATGTTATGTACTTACTTGAAATTAAAGAAGGGGCTAATACAATTTATAAGGATAAAATCTTTTGCACTAATCAAGCGGTTTCTGCTTATAGTGTAAACAATGGAACTTATACAGAACATAATATAGATGATGACTTTATAATATTATAATGGCAAGAAATAACAACAAAGAAGGTGGTCTTCATGTAATTAGTTTATCTAGTTACAATAAACCAGAAATTACAGAAGACAAAAGAAAAAACTGGATAAACTATGGCTCAGATAATGACTACTATTCTTATTTAATAAAACTTTTTACAGAAAGCACAACTAACAACGCTATTATTAATGGGGTTTCTTCAATGATATATGGTAAAGGATTAGATGCTTTAGACAGTAGTACAAAGACAGAAGAATATGCTGCAATGCGTTCTATATTTTCTAACGATTGTTTGCGTAAGGTTTCTTTAGATTTAAAACTATTAGGAGAAGGGAGTTTTCAAATTCTTTACAAAGACAAAAGAGTATATAAAGCAGAACACTTTCCACGTCAAACATTACGAGCGGAGAAATGCAACGAAGAAGGGCAAATAGAAGCTTACTACTACTATCATGATTGGGTTAATATTCTACCTGCTGATAAACCTAAACGAATTGCATCATTTGGATTTGGTAACGGTGCAGAGCCTGAAATTAAAATAGCTAAACGATACGTTTCTGGCTATGATTATTATTGCCCTGTAGATTACCAAGGGGGTATAGCTTATGCAGAACTGGAATCAGAGGTTTCGGATTATTTAATTAATGATGTTCAAAACGGCTTCAGCGGAACTAAGGTAGTAAACTTCAACAATGGAATACCAGACCAAGACCAACAATTAAGCATCAAAAACGATGTGATGCGTAAGCTTACAGGAAGCCGAGGAGAAAAGGTAATTATAGCTTTTAATAATAACGCTGAAAGTAAGACTACAATCGATGATGTGCCTTTAAACGATGCACCTGCACATTATGAATATCTTTCTACCGAATGCTCAAACAAATTAATGGTTGCCCACCGTATTACTTCGCCTTTACTTTTAGGAATAAGAACTGGCAACTCTGGACTGGGAAATAATGCTGATGAAATTAAAACGGCTTCCCTCCTATTTAACAACGTTACTATAAGACCATATCAAGACCTTTTAATAGATGCTATTGATGATATATTAGCTTTTAATGGTATATCATTGAAGCTCTATTTTAAGACCCTACAACCGCTTGAATTTATTGATACCGATAATGCCATTACAGACGAGGCTAGAGAGGAAGAAACAGGCGTTAAACTGGCTAAGGAGGCTTCTTTTAATGATGATGAAATGTTTGAGCTATTAAGTGAGTTTGGAGAGGAAGAAAACCTTGATGAATGGGAGCTAGTAGATGAAAGGGAAGTAGACTATGAGCAAGAAGAAGCGCTAGATAAAATGATAGGATTAGCAAGTTCAGGGCAAGCTCTACCTAACACAAAATCAAAACAAGATAAACAAGTCAATGGTGTTCAATTTAAGGTTAGATATAAATATAGCCCAAATTCAACATCAAGTAACAGTAGAGCCTTTTGCAAATTAATGGTAGGCTCTAATAAACTCTACAGAAAAGAAGATATTATTAAAATGGGTGATAGACCTGTAAATAAAGGATGGGGTGCTAATGGAGCAGCCACTTATTCCGTTTGGTTCTATAAGGGCGGTGGAGACTGTAACCATAAATGGTTGCGCCAGACTTTTAAAGGTAAAACTGAAGGCAATTTAAAAAACCTAGCTCCAAATATATCGACAGGTAAAGCAAGAAAGGAAGGATTTAATCCTGTAAATGAAAAAGAGGTTTCTATGAAGCCTAAAGATATGCCTTATCAAGGTTTTTTACCAACTAATAAAAGATTTCAATAATGGCAGAAGCACTATTAATAGGTAGAAAAAACATAGTAAAATTTACTTCTATGTCAGGCGGGGTCGATACGGATAAGTTTATTCAATATGTAAAAATTGCACAAGACAAACACGCTCAAGGATTTTTAGGTACTGATTTATTTGAGGCTATACAAGCAAAGATAATAGCAGGTAATCTAACAGGGGATTATTTAGCCCTAGTAAATGACTGGGTAGCTCCTGCGTTAATTCATTGGTCGATGGTAGAATACTTGCCTTTTGCAGCATACACGATTGCAAATAAAGGGATATATAGACAATCATCTGAAAACGCAGACAATGCTTCTAAAGATGAAGTAGATTTTTTAATGGAAAAGGAAAGAGATACAGCACAATATTACACAACTAGATTAATAGACCATCTGAGCTTTAATAATTCTAAATATCCAGAGTACAATTCTAATAATAACGATGATGTATTTCCTGATAGGCAGGCAAATTTTAGTGGATGGGTACTTTAAAGAAAAAATATAAGCCTAAACAGGAGAATGTAACAAAACTTACTAGATACCTAAAAAGGGAATATAATAAAAAAATAAAAATATACAAGTATGTCTAAAAATGATGTAAATATTGGAGCATCCCCTGACGATGGTAATGGAGACCCGTTAAGAACAGCATTTAATAAGTTAAATAATACGTTAGCAGAAGTATATTCAGGCTTAGGAAATGGAAGCGATTTAAGTTTATCATTAACCTCTAATGGTATTTTGAATGTTACTACTAAAGTAACATCTACTGCAACGGTAACAACTGATGCTGCAACTACGTTAACTACAAAGGGCTATGTAGATTCACAATTTAACACCGCTGATACATTACCCGAAGTATTAACAAGGGGAAACACCACAGGAGGCTCAGATATCGCAGTTTCAGCAGATGATGACATTACCTTTACCGATTCTAGTGAAGCTATATTCGGAAGTGACGCAGATTTAAAAATCTATCACAATGGGACAAATGCAAAAATAGTTAACTCAACAGGAGACCTAAATATTTCAGGTGCTGATGTTAATATAAGTAGTGGAAAACTAGACGTAGTAAATACAACTGGTGAACTAGCGCTCCAAGTAACGGGAGGAACTACAGACACTTCAGGGAATTTTGCTACAGAGATAAGAATTAGAGGTAATAAAGCCAACAACGCAACAGCTAGAAATGTTGGCGGTGTTAAGTGGTACAACAATGAGGTTGGAGCTACTGATCCTGATGATGATGAAATTGCGTCTATTATTGTAGATCAGACCGCGGGGGGAAGTGCTGAAGCAGAGATCGAATTTAACGTGTTGCACTGTGATAGTATGAACGAGCGTATGCGTATTTTTTCAAATGGTAAAATTAAATTCAACGCTTATGAAAACACCGATTTAACAGGAACGCCTACATATATACTAGGTACAACTGTTACTGGTGACGTGGTTAAAGTATTAGGCTCTGATATACCTTTAGATTACTTACCACTTGCAGGTGGAGCGCTTACAGGTGCTTTAACAGGTACATCAGCAACTTTTACAGGAAGTGTTAGTGCAACAGGTGTAATATTTGCAAATAGAACTTTAGAAGTTTTAGGGCAAAATTTAACACACGGAGCAAGTAGGATAAAAATTTGTCAAGAAAATACAAATAAAAGTCAAATAAGATATTATGGAGCAGATGCTTCAACTAAAGGGAGTTTAGAATTTATAGCTTCTACTTCAGATGGAAGTTCATTTGTTACACCCTTATCAATAGACAGTTCTGGAAACGCAGCTTTTGCAGGAAACACAAATATTTCAGGAAGCCTTGGAGTGGGAATGACTACTGCTCCTAGTGCTAAGTTAAGTATATCAAAGGCAAATTTCTCTACTAATTTTACATCTGCTGATGCATATATTAGACTTGGGAAATTTGAAAATGGTAATAATGAATATCAGTTTATCGGTTTTGGGTACAATGACAACTCAGCAGCACAAGTACCTGCTTATTTTGGTTTTCAACAAACAGGTGCTGGTAATTATTCAAATGGAGCGTTAGTTTTTGGAACAAGAAATGTAACAACAGATACTGCTCCTACAGAAAGATTAAGAATAGACAGTTCTGGAAACTCAACTTTTGCAGGTCAAAGTGGATCAACTACAGGTACAGGCGCAGTTTATGTTAACAATGCGGATGACGCATTTGCTTTAGTAATTAATAATGCAGGCACTTCAAATCAAAATGATAGAGGTGTATTTGATGCAAGGGTAGGAACTACCTCCGTGTTTAGAATTAATAATAGCGGCAACGTCGGTATCGGAATAATTAATCCTTCTATAAGGCTAGCAGTAGCATCGCCTAGTGATACGAGTGTTGTTTTAGGTGCGCACTATTCTTCTACAAACACTAATATGTTTTTTCAAGTAGGAATAAATTCTAATGATGGCTATTTAAATTTAAGGAATAGTAGTGCTAGCACAACTGTTCATATAAACTCTGACGGAAATTCATACTTCAACGGAGGCAACGTTGGGATTAACGTGACTGATCCTGATGCTCAACTAGAAATAGTAAATAGTTTGGGTGGTTCAACTAGGTTGGGATATTCGGGAGGTAGTGACAGTTATTTTGATTCAGAAAACTTTTATGTCAGATCAGGGAACGGAAATACAAATAAATTTGTTATTAACTCCAGCGGCAACGTCGGAATCGGTTCGACTAGTCCTTCTGCTTTATTAGAAATTCAAACACTAGGTACAACTGGTTCTCAAGATTTCCAAATTTTTAGTAGAGGAGTAAGTCCTAATTATGAGGTTTTTAAAATATCAAGATCAGCAGGAAATACAGAACTTTTAGCTAATCAAAATTTAACTTTAAGTGCTGATTATGATGCCAACCATACTTCAGTAGATTCTAATATAATATTTAAAACTGACAACGCAGAAAAAATGCGTATTCTATCTTCTGGTGGAATAACCTTTAACGGTGACACTTCTACATCAAACGCTTTAGATGATTACGAAGAAGGCACTTGGACTCCATCGTTTACTCAATTAACGGGTAACGGTGCAGCTACTGCAACTTTAACAGGAACATATACTAAGATTGGCAATCAAGTATTTTATACCGCTAAAGTTGATCCTGAAACTGGTCTAGACATTGCAACCTTAGCAGGAAATACACGCATTACCAACTTGCCTTTTGCGGTAGGAGGGGCATCATCTGCATCTGGTGGTGCGGGAAGAGAAGCGGGTCTAGTGGTAGAAGGAGGAATGTTTAATAGGGCAACAACAACACAAGCGTGGTGTCCAACCATATCTCTCACGAGTCAAATATTTGTTATGTCGGGGACTTATACCGTATAAAATAAATTATAAAAATACATCCAGTGGATTCTGGGTGCGGACAAATAAATAAATAATAATAAAATGAGTTTATCTAAAAGAAGAGTACAAGACAAAATTGAAATAGTAGGAAATTTTAAAACAATTCAAATAAGATACAGCGATGAAATTGTTGAAGATGGAGCTGTTATTTCACAATCGTATCACAGGGATGTAGTTGAATGCGGAAATTTTAACAAAGCAGACGAACATAACGTGAGAGCAATTGCAGACCTGTATTGGACAGAAGAACTAATTGAACTTTATAATGAACAAGAATAACTAAAACAAAATGGCAACAACTTACACTTGGAATGTATCAACAGTAGACACTTATCCAACACACACAGACGAAAACGATGTAACCGAAAACGATGTAATCTTTAACGTGCATTGGCGAATGAGTGCAGATGACGAAACTAATCAATCTGGGTCTATTGGTACTATAGCATTAAGCACTTCGGACGTTTCTTCTTTTACTGATTTTGATTCAGTAACGGCTAGCGATGTTGAAGGCTGGGTAATTTCCGCAATGGGTGACGAGCGGGTGCAATCAATTAAAGATGGTTTACAGAATCAACTTGATGAAATAGCAACTCCGACAGTAGTAACAAGACAACTAGAAGCATAACTAAATTAATAATATGAGCAAATTACAAGAAAAAGAGTTGATTGATTTAAAAGAATTGCAAACGAAAAAAGGCAATCTTCTTGCTGAGATTGGAGCTGTAGAAGCACACAAACATGGATATCTACAACTGCTAGATAGTCTAATTCAAGAACAGGAAAAGATTAAAAAGGAACTTGAAGAAAAATATGGTGCTATTTCAATCAACCTTGAAGATGGTTCTTTTGAGGAAATAACTGAAGAAGATGGAAAATCTTAAAATTTATGGGATAAATATAAGTGCAATGATTTTTAGCGCTGTAAATGAGTTCAACCCTATACTTCAAAGCATAGTGTTGGTTTTGACAATAATTTATACAGCAGTAAACATATACAAGCAATTTAATAAATGAATTTACCAAAAAACGGTGTTGCGAGAGAATTACGTCACTACATAGGAAGTCTATTTATATTCTTACTGGTAATGGCTATCATATTTATATTAATGCAATACCCTGTTTTAGACACAAACAAGGAAGTTGTAATGATGTTGATTGGAACGATTAGCGCTTCTATTGGTATTGTTGTGAGTACAATTACAGGTGCTAAGCCAGACGATGTAAATGCTTTAAAAAGTAGTTTGGAGAAAAAAGAAAATCAAATCGAATTATTAGTTGCAGCAAAAGACAACCTAGAAGGTATGATAATTGAATTGCAAAAACAGATGCTGGAAAATCAAGATAATGTAATGGATAAAATTATTCTTAAAGCTGCATTAGATTTTGACGATAGAGATGCTGCAAAAAAAAACTTAAACCCTAAAAAATGAAATACTTTTTAAATAAATGGAACTCTTACAGCCCACAGGGTCAAATGCTTTTAATTATTATCGGGCTTTGTTTGACTCATATACTAATAACATTAATTACATATTAATATGCTCCATTTTGAATTATCTGAATTTGATAGCCCCGATGAAAAAGGTAGTGGTAAATATATGCACGACCCATTTTTACAAATGCTAGATGATGCACGTAGTATTGCTGGTATTACTTTTAAAATTAATAGTGGTTTTAGAACAAAAAGCAGAAATGAATCTTGCGGTGGAAAAATTAACAGCTCTCATTTGTTTGGATATGCTGCGGATATTCATTGTACAGATTCAAGAAGTAGATTTATTATAATTGATGCACTTACAAAAGCAGGATTTAATAGAATTGGAATAGGAAATACATTTATTCATGTGGATAACGACCCTGATAAGGATAGAAACGTTTCTTGGGTTTACTAATAATATAATGATGTGGAGTCATCGCTTATTAATCTAAATAAAGATAATGAGCAAAAAGAAATTTAAAGACACAAAAGTAGGTCAGTTCTTACTAGAAAAAATCCCTAATATAGTAGGGTCAATTGCAGAAGATACGCCCGTAGGGAGCGTTATAAAGACCCTTATAGGAGGCTCTGAGATGAGCAATGCAGATAAGGAAATAGCTCTTAAAAAACTAGAGCAAGAAATACACGAATTTGATGGAATAACGAAGCGATGGGTTGCAGATTCACAAAGCGGTTCATGGCTTTCTCAGAACGTTAGACCGCTTACGCTTGCATTCTTAACGGTTGCTTTTGTAATTGGGTGGGGGTTGCAATTAGAGGGCTTAGATACCGTTAAATCTTTGTTACAGATTGTATTTATGGGCTACTTCGGAAGTCGAGGGTTTGAAAAGGTAATGGGTAATAATAAACACCAATAATATGTATCAAGAAAGACCACGTTTATCAGGTAATAAATTAGCTGCTTATAATCATATAAATAAAGAAGAACGCAGAATATTGGTAATTGGAGATATACACGCTCCTTTTGAATTAGATGGGTACTTTGAATTTTGTAAAGAAACCTACGCAAATTATAACTGTAACCAAGTTATTTTTATTGGAGATTTGATAGATAATCATTATAGCTCTTTTCATGCAACCGACCCAGATGGTCTTGGAGGTGCTACAGAACTAGAATATGCTATAGATGATATTAAAAAATGGTATAAAGAATTTCCTGTAGCTGATGTGCTTATAGGTAATCACGATAGGATTATAATGCGTAAAGCTTTTGATTCGGCTATTCCTAAACAATGGATTAAATCTTATAATGAAGTTTTAGGAACTCCTGAATGGAATTGGACAGAAAGAATTGTTTACAATAACATTCAATTCGTTCATGGAGAAGGTGGAACTGCTAGGACTAAGGCTAAAAATGATATGCAATCTACAGTTCAAGGTCATATTCACACGCAAGCCTATACTGAATGGATGGTAGGAAGAAACTTTCGAGTATTTGGTATGCAGGTTGGTTGTGGTGTTGATGGAGATTCTTATGCAGCTGCTTATGCGAAGAACTTTAAAAAGCAAGCTATAGGATGTGGGGTTATTATTGGAGCAGATACTGCTATAAATTGCCTTATGAAGCTCTAACTTTTAGCTGAAGGGACACCAAAACGGACACTAAAAAAACAAGCCCCTAGTGATAGTGGGGCTTTGCGGCTGTATTTGCAGAGAGGAAGGGTCTCGTACCTATATTAATAATATTAAAAATTGATGTAAACATTGGTTATTTTGCCACGAATATAAGAGTTTTTTTAATGTTTTTAATATTTTTAATATTTTTAATATTTTTAATACCTTTGGACGGACACCAAAACGGACACCAATGGGATTCTTATTACATGGCAAATACAATTATGTTTTCTTCACCTTTTATATACAAGGTAAAAAATATAGATATAGCACCAAAATAAAAATAGAAAAAGATGAATGGGATTTAGCTATTCAAAGACCCAAACTTAGGCGTGGGGATATTGGTAAGGCAAACAAAAAGATAACCTTTGAGCTTAATGAATACCAAAGGTTTTATGAGAAGCTAAAGTCAGACTATAAAGAAAGCCTTACAAAAGAAATTGTTAAAACTAAGTTCGACCAGCACTTTCAATTAGCACAATCTGTTAAAGCACTTACTTATTCAGATTACTTTGATATATATATAGAGCAAAAAAAAGAAAGTCAATCTATTAAAAAGGGTTCATGGGAAGCTTACGCTAGAATACACGATGCTATTTTAGAAATGGCAAAAACAGAAAAAACTACATATTATTTAACAGGTTTTGATGGAGCTTTTTTTAATCGGTTTATAAAATTCTTAAGGGTAAATAAAGAGATTTCAGATAATACGCTAAAAAGGAAAATGGGGTTTTTTAAATCCTTTTTAAATTGGTGTATAAAAAATGGATATCAAACAAACAAAGCATTTAAGCAGGTATCTATTAAAGCAAGGGAAACTTTCCACGTAAGCTTAAAAGATAAAGAAGTAGATACCCTAGCGGGACTTGAACTCGACAAAGCTTTAGATTATTATAAAGACCTTTTTTTAATTGGTGTTTACTCAGGTCAAAGATACTCTGACTATTCAAGGTTTAACAGAAAGTTTATTGATGGTAATAACATTGTAATAAGAGCAAAGAAAACTGGGCAATTTTCTTATATACCGTTAAACAATAAGCTAAAGGATTTACTAGATAAATATGAATGGAGTTTAAAACTTATAGCAAGCCAAAAGTTTAATCAACACATTCAAAAAATATGTAGAATAGCAGGCTTTGATGAAGTAATTCAAATAGATAAGTTTTACGGAAACACAAAAGTTTCAAAGGATGTACCAAGATGGAAGTTAATAGGAAGCCATACAGCTCGCAGAACCTTTATTACTTTATCGGCTCAAAGAAACGTACCAAAGTCTCTTGTAATGCAAGCTACAGGTATTAAAAGCTATAAGACATTAGAGAATTATACAAGGCTAGACATAGATAAATTAAATCAAGAAATGTTTAAAGCATGGGATTAGCCTTTTAATTCATCAATAGCCTTTTGTGTATTTTTATTTAATGCATCTATAATTTTTACTGCAACTTTATTAGTGTCTACAGCTATTCTTCCAGTCCTTTGAACATCTAGTTTTAGTATAAAATCAATGTGCTCCGCTCTAGCATCATCAAATTTTTTGCTCCATTCTTTTCTTTTTATTTCTTCTTTTTTTTCAATTTCGTTCCAAACTTCATTAGCTGTAACTTCTATAGTATTAATTAAAATTTTATCGGTATTATCCCCAGCATCTTTTAATGAAGCCTTAATATCTACAGGAAGATTGTTACCCATTAATTCAACTATATTAATAGCCTTTTGCACGCTTTTATTCCATTCTTTCATTTTATCATCTAAAGTATTAGCCATTTGCATTATTTGATTTTGTATCAATTGCGTAGACTGAGCTTGTAATACTAAAGCCTTATCTATTCTGTTTGTAAGCTCGTTTAATTGAAAATCGTGGTTTACTTGATTATCATTAATAGCTTCAAAAGAAGCAGCTTTAGACTTGCCTATAGAGGCAGCGGATGCAGGCTGATTTTGAATACCTTTTACAATCATTTCACCATAGCCTAGCACTACCCAATCATGGTTAAGCTGTGGAAATCTTGTAATTATTTTATTTAAAACTTTACTGCTAGGGCTTTTACCCTCTTGAAGAATTTCGGTCATCGTTGACCTAGATGGAATGTCGCATTCTTTAGCAAAAGCATTGATTGAATAGCCTGTTTCTTCAACAAATTTAGCTAATCGAATTGATTGTTTTGACAATTTAATCTTTTTCATATTTTTAATATTTTTGATATTTTTAATATTTTTAACTAAAAAATTGACATTATGTTAAAAAAGTTGTATATTTACGTCATTATAACGTTAAAACGATATGGATTATGTCAAAAAAACATCGTTTTAAAAATGACTTTATATTAACATTAAAAGTAGTAATAAAATGACAAAACAACAACACTTAGAAGCACTTAATTGTTTAAAAGAAGTAAACAATTTAAAGATTGAATCTACTGAAGTAAGTAGAGAAGAAAACCTAGTTAAAATTAACTATAAACATCAAGTAGTAGACTTAGGTAAATACTGCTTAATACTCAGTGGTACTCTTGAACAGTTTCGCACAAAAGATTATTCAAGGGATAGAATGTTTTTAGTCATTTCATTACTTGACTCAAACAACGAAGATTTAGAGTTTAAACCTAAACAAATGCAAGAATTTAAAAATGTATTAAAAGATAAAATATTCGCATAATGGAAAATCAAATAATAGAAATTCAAAACACAGTAGAATCTATTGCTGAAAGAATGGATTTAATAGCTATCAATAATAATAAAGCAATGCAAATTGCAATAGATACAATGCAAGCCGTTAGTAGAAACATTGCTGATAATGATGATAGCCTTTATACTGTAGCACAAACATCAAAAATTTTAGGATTATCATCTCACATTATTAGAGAAGAAATAAAAGAAAATAAACTTAAGGCAATTCAAAGAGGTAGTAGAAACTACGTAAGAAAAGATGACTTAAACGAATATATAAAAACGAACTAATGGAAACAAGCAGACTAAAAGAATTGAGCAACACCTATCAATTAAAAGGAACTGATTTTCACTTACAAAACTATGGAGGTAAACAGATTCCTTTTATGAAGAAAAGCGGTATCGATAAAATTCAAGCGATTGAAAACATTGATATAAACTTTGAGCCTATAGAATCATTATGTATTCCAAATGAAAACGTAGCCCTTAAGATAACGGCTAAATGGAATGATAAGGTTTTTCACACTATAGGGGAAGCAAATACAAAAAACAGCAAAGTACCCTACTTAGGATGTATGGCAGAAAATAGAGGTAGAGGAAGGGCAATCTTAACCTTATGTGGTTTTGCTGAGGAAGGTGTTTTTTCTGCCGATACCAAATGGGAAGCAGACGAATTAAATAATAGCAAATAATTATGGGACAAGTTAAAAATTTACTTGGAGATAAAATAATCCAAGCGACAACCGAAGCAATTAGAAATATTGAAATGGATTCACTAGAAAAAGAACGTGAAGAAAAAAACTTTGAACTCGAAAAAAGAGTACGTCAGATGTTAGTCTTTAAAGATAAGATACTAGATGACGTAGAAGAAGGATGGGTAAGCGCACTAGATGTTGCTTTAGTTATAAATAAAATTACAAAAGTACTAGAAAGCCTTTCAAGCTCAATAACAGAGCAAGCTTTCGATGAAGCACAAAAGTTTGGAACATCCTTTAGTTACAAAGGATTTAAGGTAAGCAGCTCACAGGGTAGAAGGTCATTCGATTATAGTGGATGTGAAGGAATTGTAGACCTAGAAAACCAAGTTAAAGGCGGTAAAGAGTTCCTTAAGAAATGTAAGATAGCAGCAGATGCAGGTGGCTATTCAGAAGTAGAAGTATTAAAAGATGGAACTACTAGAGAAGTATTCCCAGACGAAAATGGAGAGCTAATAGCACTACCAACCATCAAGTATGGCAAGTCATTTATAACAATAAAATAATTGTTAACTGGGGTCGTTGATCAAGTGGTATTGTAAAGTCGACCCCTTAATTAAAAAGATATATGATAAAAGCAAAAGGCATTATTATAAAGTTTGATATACCTAGTATAATAAACCTTAATAATCTACTACAAGAAAATTCTAATAAATCAAAATACTCGTATTTCTTAGAAGATAAACTATTAGAAAAAAGCGTTGATTCCACACGCTAAACTGTCAAAGCCACTTGTTTTTAAACCTTTCAGGTGGTAATGACTAAAACATAAAACAATGAGTAAAGACCCAGCATTCCTTTTTTATAGTTCAGACTTTTTAACTGGTACGATGTTTTTAAGTAATGAGCAAGTAGGTAAGTTTATTAGGCTTTTATGCGTTCAGCATCAAAAGGGTAGACTATCAGAAAAACATATGCTTAGCATATGTAAAGCATATGATTCTGAAATCTTCGAAATGTTTTTAAAAGATGAAGAAGGTTTGTTTTATAACGAACGTTTAGAAATTGAAATAAACAAAAGAAAATCACATTCAGAAAAACAAAGAGCAAACGTTATGAAGCGTTGGAATAAAGATACCAACGTAATACCAAATATACAAAATGGTAATACGGTGGTAATACCTTTAGAAGATGAAAATGAAAATGAAAATGAAAATGAAAATGAAGATGTAAATACAATTAAAAATGAAGTTGAAATATGGCCTTCATTTGAAGACTTTTGGACGCTTTACAATAAAAAAACTGGGAATAAGTCATTAATAAAACTAAAGTTTGATAAGCTACCCCAGAAGATAAAAGAAAAGATAATAGACTACTTACCTAACTATATAGATTCAACACCAGATAAGGCATACAGGAAAAACCCACAGACATTTTTAAATAACAAATCTTGGGAAGATGAAATAATAACAAAGAATAATGAAAACAGAAACAACGGTACAGACTACACAAAACTCAAAGCGCTCGTACAGTCTGCAAATTTCTAACCCCAAGGAAACTATTTTAAACTCAGGGCTAAGAAGTATAGAAGATGTTTTGAAGCTTAAAAATCAACCCTCAATAGGTAAAATGGCTTTATCTAATAACAACATGAAGATTGTAATTGTTAAATGGTTAATCGAAGCTAACGAGTTTATGAATTTAAAGAAGCCAATGACTCAAGAACAAATAGTATTAGCAGCTACAACAATACTAGAAGATTATGATTTTTTAAATACAGCAGACCTAGCCTTATTCTTTAAAAACCTAATAAATGGTAAGTACGGAAATATGTACGAATCATTCAACAATCAAAAGCTATGTGATTCACTAGACCAATACAAAGAAAGCAGGTTTGAATGCGCTAGTAATATGTCACAAGCTAAACACAATAGGTTTACAAGTACAGACGTACAGGGAACATTTTTAGAAGATAAGAAACGAGAAAAAAAACGAAGCAACTAATGGAAACAATGACAAGAGAAAACAGTAGAAAAGCTTATTCAGATATTAAACCAAAACTATCTGAAAAGAGAAGACAAATATTTGAAATAATAGTAGCACTTGGAGAAGCAACACCACAACAATTAGTAGAGATGTTTAACGAATCAAACATAAATTATAATGTAAATGTAGCATCTAGGTTTACAGAATTAAGGGAGGCAGGATATATTAAAATACTCGGTAATAAATTAAATGAAAAATCAAATAAACTAAATGCTGTTTATACCCCGACTACAAAAGATGAAAGGATAAATATAATTAATAAAAAATACCAAGAGTTTACAGATATAAAAAACGAATTAATTAATGACTTAAACTTAAACCTTTCGCCTTTAACTAAAGAAAATGTTGTTAAGCAATTAATGAAAATAAATAATTTAATATCTAATCTGACAAAATAATTATGAAACAAGAAGGAAGTAGATATGACATACCAGAAAGAGAAAGAATGAAAATGCCAAGAGATTTCTGGAATCATGGTTTCAATCCAATTACTGGTTTAAAATTCGATTCGTCACGTAACCAAAATTCACAACCAACACCGTTAAGCCTAAGATAACCAAATGATAAAATTAACAGAACAATTAGTTAGAGCTACCTATGAGACTGCAGACTATAAAACTGTGGAAGATTGGTTTACCATCTTTAGCATTAACAATGAAAAGACTGAAGCTATATTCGACTCTTCATATTACGATGTAAGTAATATAGAGCTTATTGAGATAGTGGACGTTATAAGAGAGCAGGAAGTTTATATCAAGTTAGGCGATGTAGAGGATTTTATTAAAAATAGCCTTTTAG